CCGCATATCCCTGGGTATCGAGCAGATGCTGGAGTCGGGCTGCCTGGTCGGACGGTTGCGCGGTTTGACTATGCGCAGCGAGGCGTTGCTGATGTGCGTCCCAGGCGTCGTCCCAGGTCTTCCGGTAGGCGGCAAACGTCTGCTCCGATGGCGGGACATAGGACTTCACGTTCGTTGTCCTGATTGCCCTACGAAGAGCCTCCTCGCCGATGTGCCGGACTGCCCAGGAGTGGATGATGTTGAACCGCTCGCGCAGAAGATCGTATGCTTCCGCATCGAGCCGGCCGGCATCGTGAGACTTCCGGGCGTTCTCCATCCGGTGGCGTAGCCACGCATAGTATGGCGCGTCGAGCTGCCGGTAGCAGACGTCGAGCATCACCTCGTAGCCGAACCGAGGATCGTCCGCTTCCCAGGAATCAAGGTCGGTCGCGACCATGAGAAACTGATAGTCCGGGACGATCTCTGGTAGATGGTCTGACGCGTCCGCAGCGCAGCCACGAATCTCTGCCAGGATATCGTCTTTGTGCAAACGCACAGCCTCCGCGATATCCGGGGGCACCAGATACTGCGGGTCAAGCCAGATCAAGTTGCCCTTGCGAATGCTTGCCCTGATTCCACGACGATTGAGAGTGTCGAGATATCCCATCAAAACGCCACCCCATTCGACCAGTCGAGGCCATCGCTATTGGGGACGGCGCATTCAGTGCCGTCCGTGCGAGTCTCGGTTTTCGGGTCCTGTGACGCATGTGACGCTTGTGACACGTGTTCTATATAAGTCCCTTCACGTGCGCGTGCGCGCGCATGCGCGCGCGCATGAGACTCCTTAGGAAATAGCGTCACATCCGTCACAAGCGTCACCGGTTCCGACTCTGGTTCCGATGTCTCGTCCGTCTGATCAGTCCGGAGACCTATGCCGTGCCAATACCTGGCACTCCTCGTTCGATAGTTTTCGCAAGTGCCGCGTTCAGATAGTCTCAAGCTGAACCATCGCTGCGAAAGTGGTTTTTCACCGTTGCGCTCGGCCCACTGGCAATAAGCCAAATACAAATCCTTGGCTGGTGTCTGCGCGTTCCTAGTGAATACACAGCACTCATCGAGGAATCCGCCCAGCACGTCCATATCCTGCTGCAATTTGCCCGTAGCGGCCTGCACTGCCTTTGCCGTGGGCAGACCGCCATTCTGCCAGTCCAAACATCCGCGAACAAGCCACGCCAGAATCCCCTCGTGTTCGGATTTCAGCTTTTCAGATAACGCTTTGTCCTTGTATGGGCCCGTGGGATGATCCGCATCCCGGAACTGAACAGTAAATGGAATCAGCTTTATCCGCCGCCAGATAGCCTCCTCTTGCCCTTGGATAACGGGCACGTGGTTACAGGCAAGCCAGAGCTTGAAGACCGGCACGAACGTAAAAAACTCCTGGTAGAGGAATCGGGCGGTCACTGCGTCCTGGCCGGTCAGCTCCTTGACCAGGGCTTCGGCGAGCCGTTTTCCGGCGCCGGTCTCTATCGCGCTGACCAGCCGCGCGCCACGCAATGCCGCTACATCGTTGGTGTTGCTGGAGTTGTTCTTCTCCACAAGCGTGTCGGTGGTTGTCTTGGTCTCGTAGTCACCCAGTATGTCACGCAGAACCGTGATAAACGTGGACTTGCCGTTGGATCCGCAACCGTGCAGGATAAAAAACACCTGCTCGCGGGTATCTCCGGTGAGCGTGTAGCCGCACGCCTGATGAACGAAGCGGACAAGCTCATCGTCGCTTACGAATACCTCGCCGATGAACTTCTCCCACATAGGGCATCGTGCATCCGGGTCGTAGTTGACCTCACTTATCTTTGAGATCAGGTCCGCTCGATTATGCTGTCGCAGTTTGCCGGTTCGAAGGTCTATGGTGCCATTGGCGCAGTTGAACGCCCAATGATCGGCGTCGAGATCGGCCGCGAGGATTGCAATGCTCGGCTCCGATTCCGCCTGGGCGATCATCGCCTTGATGCGCGTGTGGTTGCCGGATGATACGGCATGGCGTTCAAAGGACTTCGCCGCTTCGAGGGCATCGTCGTCGGACTTGGACTTCGCTGCCTTACATAGTGCGACGGCTTGCCTGAGCATATCATCGACGACGCACTTGGCCTTTCGCACAATCTCGCCGGTCTCGTCCTTGGCCCATCGGCGACCATCCCAGCAATACCATTTGCCCGCGTCGTGGCAGAACCGAATGGCGTCGCCGTGTTTCTTGACCAGTCGCCGGGCATTGCCGAGATCGTTCATAGGCTCGCCATCCGGGCCGTGGGGTGCATCAGCGTCGGAGGAAGCTCCGTGGCCGCGTGACTGCCCTCTAGCACGGCGTTTGTCCGCTTGACCCGCATAGGTCTTGCTGGTCGAACCTATGGCGGTGTCAATCGTGATCTGCCCGTATGTTTGCTCTCCCCGGCGCTCATCCCATTTGTCCCTCATCAAGCCAGACTCGCGAAACAGCCTGTCGATCCGCACGGGGTCCTTGTCCGTCCAATAGGCCAGCATGCAGCAGAGCGCCATGTCGGCCGCGCTGGCGTCACCGTTGTAGTCACCAATGTTGCCGTGCCAGAGCCTGGAGAACTTCTCGCCGTTAGATGCGCTGAGAGCTTTCTCAATGAGCACCGGATCGCTCATCCCGACGGGCCGGGCATTCTTTGCGGTCTCCTTGGGCGGGACGTTCCGAGGGTTCTCGCCGAAGACCTCGAAGTAGATTTCATTTATGGCCTGTTGGGCGTCATTGATCTCGACGGGAGCATCCGGCCACAGCTTGCCTGTGAACACCACGAGCCTGACATTGTCGTATATCTCGAAATCGGGTCTGCCGTGCGTCCGGCACCGAGGACCCGGCTTACTTGCTTTCGCGATGATGTGGACACCTGTTCCCGACTGGCTAAGCTCGGTGTATGAGTCCACACGGCCGATTATCTCCCGTGCCCAGGGCTCGATCTCGCCGTCAGCCACGACATGATCGAGGTCTATGAACACATACGGGTCGGACTCGGACAACACGCACCCTATACCGTCGAACCTGTTTCTCGGCTTGGATGCCGCCTCAACAACATCTTCGAACGTGTGCCAGGTCGCGGGGTCGTTGGTCTTGGCGTTGCCGCGTCCGGCTTTATCCGTTCGGTAAGGTATCTTGGTGGGAACGCCATTGCGCTCTTCGACGCGGTAGCAGACCCACTGCCGAAGCGTCTTGAGTTCTTCGGGAATGTTGTTCATGCAGCGCTTCCCTCCAACAGCAACGACAGAAACGTCTTCCTTACGGCGCGCGCACTGCCGGTCGGAGCAGAAGTAGACTGGGATGCCGTGGTCGACGATGATCGAGAGCGCGGCCCCCACGACGGAACTTGGATGAGCGCCGGAACGATAGGCTCCACTGAGGAGATCATCCAGCCCGGCTTCCACCACTACACATGCGCGGTCGTATTCGGCTAGCTTCAGAAGCTCCTTGCGAAAACGGTCTCTGTCGCGGATGACCGTATGGACGAAGTCCTCGGCCGTCTTCCGCTCGACGGTGACACGGTCTTCCAAAGTGTCGACCGAATAGTCACCGACGTCCAGCTTTCGCCGAACAGTAGGACTGCGGAACGCATATTCCTGCTGCTCACGGGTGTCGACGACTATGCGGAACAAACCATCAACTCCCGATATGGCTGTCCGCGACAGATGCGGCGCTTGGCTTTCAGATACAGTCTGTTGCCAAGTCGCGTGCGGAGGTCCTGGTCATGCAACGCTGTATGGTCGCTAACACTGAGGACTACCAGGTTCTCAATCCGGTTGTCCGTCTTGCTTCCATTCCTATGGTGAACCTGCTCGTTTGGCGCAAGTCTGCGGCCGAGATGACGCTCCATCACAAGTCTGTGCTCGTAGGCGTACCTGTCAGCTTTGCTGCTACGCTCGGGATTCAGGACCACAACGTAGCCCTGGCTGTCGATATAGCAGCCTCCTCGGTAGTTTGGATTCATTGCGCCACACATACCGCGCATCGGATTATGTGCCCTTGAGTAATGGCCATTGATGTAGCGGGGGACGCCCCTGGCGTGGTGATGCCTCTTCACCAGGATGTACCGCCCGCAGCCGCACTGGCACAGGTGCTTGCCCTGCTCTCGGCGCACCCATTCGTCCAAATCGAATCGTGACATCGCTGGAGTTATCCTCACTTGGACCGCAGGTGGAAGCACTGTACCAGGGCCCCTGACAACAGAACCCTGGTACGGCGACGAAAAACTATCTAGAACGGCGCGAGCGAATCATCTTCAATGCCCGCCAGGTCCTCAACTACTATCCTGCGGTTGAAGTAGATGTTCTCGCTCTCGCCCTTGGTGCGCTTGGTGACCTCAAGCTTCACGTCAAGCAGATCGCCCAGTCTCGATGGCAGTTCGGAGAGCTTCTCGACATCCAGCCCGCAGGTGTGCAGGTCGGTCTTCAGCCATTTCAGGTTTTCTTTGGAAGCCATCACGCTGTTGCGCCAGAGCAGACGCCCGGCGAACCGAGGGCCGAGAATCTTCAAGGTCCACTTCAGCATCGGATTGCCGGAGGACTGAGCGCGTGTAAGCTCGACCTTCTCGACGTTCACCTGATACTTGCCGTCGGGTATCTCCTCGAACTCCCGCTCCTCGACCGGAGCTTCAGAGAAGTCATCGTCGAACTGGGCGAGGTCGAGATCGCTCATTCCTGAGGTGTCGTAGTCCTGGGTCATCGGGTTGTCTCCTTGGTGGGTTTGGTGTAGTCAGTTCTCTCGGAGTCTCTTCCGGCGTTGAACGCCTCGACGAACTTGGCGTAGTCAAGGTCGATCACTTCGGGAAGCCTGCCTGTGCGGTCGCCCGCCTCGTAGTTCAGGCTGGGCTTGGTGCGCATGACCCGGCGAGCAGCGATCTTGCCGTCTGGCCCTGCCGCCGTTTCGATGTCGCAGTAGAGAACCATGTCAACGAGGCCGAGGACAATCTTTCTGGCCTTCTCCGGCAGCGTGGGCACGGTCTTCGTATACTTGCCGGTGCGGGTCTCTATCTCCACGTCTTGCGGATGGGAGATGAGGTATAACCCGTAGGGCAAGAACGCCAGCATCGTTATGACTCGCTGAAACTCCCCTGCCACCATGGCCCACGCTTTTCCATAGGGCGCATCCGCCTGATGTGCGATGTTCAGTTTTCGGCATATGTATTCTTCGCAGAGCTTGAAAGCATTGTCGACGGTGTCTATGACAATGGTTTTGAACCCGTGATTGCCTTCCGCGAGCTCGGCCGCAGCGTTCAGCAGGTCGTCCCATGAATTGATGGTTATCTGGTATACTTCCAAGCTGTTTAGGCCCGGCTCCGTAGCCAGGAAAATGGCTTCCTCCGCTTTTGAGCACATACTGCTCTTTCCAATCTTCGTAGCGCCGTATACCAGTATGGTCAAGTCGCTAAGCGCGCATTTCGGCGGTGTCTTGCTCACTGGGAGCATGGTTGTATCCTCCTCTCTTGATTCCAGGGGTTGCGGGTGTTGTGATTGCACTCTCTATGTCCCACGCACGTTTGAATATCCTGTATACAAGGGCTTTCCGAGTGACAACGCAGCGTGGGTCTAGCTCCCACTCGGAAGCAGTCTGGGTTATACCAAACGCCGTAATCCTCGTGCTGTCGCGACGATTGCAACTGTTTTGCTGATTGCTGACCCACCGGCAATTAGCAGGTTCGTAGTGGCCGTCATTGTCAATCCGATCCAACTGAAGACCGGGTTCCCAGCCATTGTTTGTTGCCCAGTTCTCAAAAGCCACGAAGTCCGTACGCCATTCTGCGCACACGGATATGCCCCTGGCGAAATACCCTTTGCCCTTGTCGGCTTTTGGGTTGAAACAGCGCTGTTTTATGTTGAGCCATGTCTTGTAGAGCGGTGACCAACGACGCCCGTGTGTCTTGGCCCTCTTTCGCGAGCATCCACAGGTCTTTTGCCTTGGAATGTGATACGCCGCTACCTCGATTTGCTTGCCGCAGACGCATTGGCAGGGGTAATAGTATCTTCCATGAGTGCCTCGATATCGGCGGATACGCGGCCCTATGATCGTCAAGTCGTGAACTCTGTATCCTACAGGGTAGTCAATCGCACGTCTCACCACTCAACCTTCTCGCCAGAATCCGCCGTATAGTTGTCGATAATGCGTTTTTCTCTCAGCTCCTCGTGCGGCGGCTTTGTCTTGTAGAAGTTGGCGATGACATTCTCGCTGCCGTTTGAGCGGCACAGCGGGAAGTAGGCGCACGTACGATGGTTGGCGAAGCAGTAGGATGTGTTCCGGTAGAATGCGTCTCGACGCCTGCAATCCAGGAACTGCTGGGTAAGTTCCCAAAGGTCGCTCGTCATTGCGTCGAACTGGTCGCGCGAGATGTAGAGCGCCTCACGATGGAACATTTCAGGCTCCGCATACTTGGCCGCAAGCCTGGCCTGGAATGCTTCGTCCGATTCAGGCAGCTTTCGCGTGGCGGACGACTTGCCGGTCTTCGACTTCGCCAAAAGCTCGGCTCGCCGGGTCTCAAACTCTGCTTCCGTCTCGCCATTGCCTTGCTGCAGCTTGGCTTTCACGAGCACGTTGTAGATGACGCCGGCGATCTTGATGCCGAGTGTTTGCTCGATGTAGTGCGCATACAGCGTGATCTGCAGGTCGGTCCAGAGCTTCTCAAGATAATCGGCGTCGACCTGAGATGCCGTCTTGTGCTCCAGGATATAGTGCTCCCGGCCACGGCGAACTATGCCGTCGACCTTGCCTGCAATGGTCAAGTTCCGGGAGCACGCGCCGGTCGCGGGATTGATGATCTTGCCTTCGAACGTTTTCTCAAGGGCGACGATCTCGAAGTCCTCAGCCGGGTAGCGAGCGGCATAGCCTTTCATCATTGCTGTGGCCAAATGCCAGTCAGACTTTTGCAAATCATCCTGAGTCCTGTTTGGCATGGACCTGTCGATGAAGTCGAGCACTGCGTCCAGCCCGCTTCCGCCGTGCCACACCTCAAGGCACGTGTGAATGAGCGTCCCGAAGGAGAGGGCCTGATCTCGACCGATGGGGACCAGCTCTTTCAGATACCTCCACTCGCAGGCTTTGCGGCAGTTGCGGAAGGCGTTCCAGAACGAATAGGTGGTAAGCAGGCGTTCCATCAGACGAACGCTCCATACAGATCGAGCAGATCGCCCAGCCGCTCTCCGGTCTCCGCGAAATCGACTCGAAAGCAACCACTGGAGTTAACGTTCAAGAACCCAGTGAACATTCTCGCGAGGTCGTTTCCAAGCTGGGAGTCAGCATCTATAAGGCAGGGGCGGCGCCTCTTGTTCACGGCAAACCTGCCGTCGACCAGCATCGCGGATTCACCATGAATCGACTCCACGGGAATGGTGGATAATGCGAGTATCCGCTCCACATCATCCATCGCAACGCTGTCGTCGAAGGTGAACTTATAAACCGTTCGTGTCACTATGTCCTCCAGTAAACGTATGAAGCGCGCCTTGGGACTGAACTGGACTCGGCCAGTCCGTCCACAGTTGATATTTACTGGCGGTTTGGAGCAGTTGCCGGGAATTTCTGGAGGTGGGCCAAAACGCGTGTTTGCAAACAAGTGTTCGGTTAGATATAATTGTTGCAAGCTCCCCTGCCACTTGCATCCAGGGGCCTTTCTTTCGCTCGTGGCCTCGAACAGTCGTCCGCTTGAGCGGCATGCGGAGCACAGTCATCGACCGCTGGCGGTCAGGGGGAGGAACAGTTTTGCCAAGTTACAGTCTAAGAAGATTCGCCAATCCTAAAGTGTTGCAGTCGGTCTCGCCGTGGGTGCTGCTGGAGTTTCTGAAGCCACACGCGGATTATATAGCTTCGAAAGGGTTCGACCTGCCCCAGTGCGACACCGCGATCTCCGACTTCGATTACCTTATGCTCACCTCGATTCTGATGAAGCCCGATGAGCACATGCCCGAATCACTCATCGATGCTCTCTTCTTCGTCCACGAGATGGGCACAGATCGGACCATGAACAAGCTGTTGGAGCTGGCCGCCAAGCTTGGGCTGGACATTGCACCCGAGTCCACCCCCATGGATGTCGCCATGCATATCTGGAGTTGCGATAACCAGGCTCTGGAGAAAGCGCACTCCGAACAGCACATCTATCGCTCTCGTACATTCGAGCACTACCAGGCGGATACCCCAGCGCCGTTTCTCGAACCGGATGACAAGCGCATCGAGGAGATGGAAGCTGCACTGGATGCCTGGTTTGAGAATCACAAGCGCGGGGCCAATACCCGGGTGTTTATCTATCCCGGCGAGGACGAGGTATGGTTTCTTATCCGACACGGCGATGCATACAAACGGGAGAGCGCCGTGGATGGCTACAAATCCAAAGGCATCTTCTACCGCCCGGAGGCATTCGATGTCGCATGCTATACCCCGTCGCTGGGTGAGCTGAGGGTCCATACCAAGAACAAGGGCGAGCAGGATTTGTATCGCCGCGAGATAGGTAAGCTGGTCACCGGTGAATCCTCATTCTTCCCCGGCGTGGACAAGTATGATCTTGGCCCCATCATCCGCGACGGCGAGAGATGCGTGGTCACGCGCGATATCGACGGCATAGACTGGATCACGCTCACCGAAATCCGTGTCGCAAAACACAAGGCCCACTACAAGATGCTCACGACCTATACGGCCCCAGATGTGTTCCTCGCGCTCAGGGATGAGTATCTTGAGCTTCGTCCCAATGAAACGATCACCAGAGCGAAGTTCAGAGTGAAGTTCACAGGCGAAGACAAGCCGCGGACAGTCACGATTACCCCGCCGAACAAGCTGGATCTGTGCAGGGACACGGATGCCACTCTCGTTGAGACGTGGTTGCGCAAGCGAAGCTTCGTAAGAAATGAGGAAGCAGATCATGGCCAAGAGTCTGAAGAGTTTCTGGTGGGCATGTGAGAAGCTCGCCTCAGCCGCTGTGATTAGGGAATGGGAGAAAGAGATCCGCGATGCCGATGTGCTTGCGGCCGCGAGAAGGCTTATTGTGCCAACCGACAAGGCGTCTCTGAGCTATCCCTGCACCCACGAACACTGGTGTGCTTGCTCGCATGAGGTGGTAATTCACAAGGATGGCAGTATGGTGGCGATCTGCACGTGCGACGATGGAGAGTGCGATCCCATCCCTGTCACCAGAGACGATCTGACCGTCTATGAAATGGATCATGCAAAGATACTCGGCGGAATCGCGCGGGCCGCTGGGCTCGCGCTTATCGAGCCGCTCCGTGTCGACATCCACGAGCCAGTCCATTTTGCGAACCTTGATACCGGAGGCACTCTTACCCCGGCGTACTTCGCTATGACCGGCTGCGGATGCCTCAATCGCGAGAGCTTTCTTCATCTGCTTATCGGCTCGTACGATCCGTTCATCCTGTTCACGCCAAGTCCTTTTGAGCTCTACATCGACCCGCCGAACCCGTGGTATCGCGACTCGCGCCTGATGATCTGCCTTGCCGATCTGTTCACGGTCGACAATGGCAGGATCCAAGTTGATAAGAGGCTTGCCCAACTCGTGACGGATTTTGGTGGCAAGGTCCGTGGACTGATAATGGCACAGGCTGTTCGCGACGCGCACTGCGAATCTGTGTTCGAGCCGAGCAACAACTATCGCACCATCATCTTGCGTGGCAAGCAGCTTCCGCACCTTACTCCCCTGCAGGCCGACGTAGCCAACATACTTCATCAAGCCCATCTACGCGGACAGCCCGACGTGCACTGTGCTGTCATATCCTGCGAGATCGCGGATCTGCACGGCGACGAGAAGGGTTTTGAGCCACCGGCCAAGATGAGCCAGATATTTCGGAGTGGAGACTCGCGATCCGTCTTGATAGCTTCCACCAAGCCCGGCTACTACCGACTCAACATCTGATTTCAGCCCGGCATTACTCGCACAGCTAGCCCAGTACCCACGCGGTACCGGGCTAGTTTTGTTTTGGTCTGTTCTTGCATCCCAATTGCACCCGAAATGCACCCGGATTGCACCTTCGGCATATTCCGCACAGGCTACCATATACTCACCAGAACGATGTGTTGGCCAACTATCCGTTCCCAGATTCTCTGGAGGGATAGAACATCATGTCCATGACAAACCCCGAGCGCGAACTGGTCCGGCTGATTCGCCAGACGCAGTTCGGCTGCATATCCAATATCAAGCTCGTCGCAGGGCAACCAGTGCTCGACAGCAACACCAGCGTTAGCATCGAGTTCAAGCTCTCGGGCACTGAGCCGACAAAGGAGGTGCTCTCAGAACAGGACTATGCGAGAAGACCCCAGGTTCGGACGCTCTTTGAGCGATTCCGCACTCTGGGCAACGGCACCGTCGAGTGCCTTCACGTGCGCGATGGTCTCCCGTTCAAGATGACCATCAAGCGCAAAGCGCTTATCTGATCCAGACAAACGAATACTCATACACCGAGAATGACTGACCGCCAGGCGGAGGTTGTTGTGGGTGTCGCTTACCGAAAGCGGCATTGCAATGCCTCCGCCTGTTGTCATCAGATGTGGCGCCTTGGTAGACGGCACCCCCACGATCTCCTCCCGGCCCAGGAGGAGACAATGTTTGATACCAATCCATTTGAGGGACTCGACGACTATGCCGTCAACCTCATCCGCTACAAAACACGCCGATTGATAGGGCAGGCGGGCTACACAAGAAGCGACAAGGAAGACATCGAGCAGGACCTATCGCTTCACCTTCGCCAGCAGCTTCCCAAGTATAACCCACGCAAGGGAACATTGAAGACATTCATCAACACCGTGCTCGACAACAAGATTCGGACGATGGTTGCCGCGAGGACAACGAGTCAGTTCGACTTCCGACAGCACGACTTCTCCCTCGACGAAACAATCGAGACCGAGACGGGTGACAGAGTGTCGCGAGGGGAGGCCATCGACTCCGAAGAGTATCTGATGGTCACAGGCCGCTTGAACCGAAAGGCGCTTGACGGAGTGGAGATGCGCATCGATGTGCAATGCGCGGCATCTCTTCTCCCCGCTGATTTACAGACCCTGTGCGCGGGGCTGCAGAAGCGCACGATTGTGGACATAGCCCGCGAGGACGGAGTTTCCAGGCACAAGATCGACGAGCTCAGGCGCCGGATCGCTTTCCTGTTCTTGGAACACGGACTGGACGAGTATGTGTAGATTCCCGGCACACTCAAATGTCCGCCAGTAAATATCAACTGGAGGCTGCTTGAAACTCTTAGCGAAGTTCCAGGAGGTTGCCGATGACCACAAACTCCCATCCGAATTGGATGACCTTTGATGACCGAATGAACGAGGTGGCGCGGATTCTGGCCGCCGGAATACTGCGCAAGGCGCGACGCGAGATGAGCCAGACGAGGAAAGCCCGCACGCTTGCAGACAATGGACTTGATGTTTTCGCGGAAAAGAGCGTTCATTGCAACAACAAACCGCTTCCGAAGGGGGAGAGCCGATGAGCGCGTCGAGAGTCGGTCTCGACCCAGAGTTCGCAAAGAAGCTAGATCTCTTCGAGAAGAAGCTTGCCGACAGCGGCATAAAAGTCGTCCTGACCTGGGGCTATAGGTCCATCGAGAGCCAGAACCAGCTATATGCCAAAGGCCGCACCGCTCCGGGAAGCATCGTGACCAACGCGCGCGGCGGATACTCCTGGCACAACTTCGGCCTCGCCGCCGACTATGCCTTTGTCATCGACGGCAAGGTTACCTGGAACGGTCCGTGGCCTCTGTTCGGAAAGATAGCGCGGCAGTGCGGCCTGGAATGGGGCGGCGACTGGAAGAAGTTCACGGATCGCCCGCACGTCCAGTGGACCAAGGGCAAGACGCTTGCGCAGATGCGCGCGGCCGCCAAAGGCAAGCCTTAGCTCCCATTCGGAGGCGTAATCTGGGGGTGATGAATGAAGACAACCGATGGAACCGGCGATTCGGTTCTGAAGCAGATCGCGGACCTGCAGAACCTGTCGCATGCCCAACTACAGCAGCTCTGGCGCACGCTCTACGGCAAGGAGCCGACGGCATCCAACCGGCCGTATCTCGTCAAACGGCTGGCCTACCGGATACAGGAGATCGCTTACGGAGGATTGAGCGATAAGTCGCGAAAGATGATGGACGACATTCTGGACTCGCGCGGGTTCGATGAGAACGGTGGCAGTGTCGATGGACGGCGCACCGAGAGAAAGCGCAAGATGGGTGTGCCGGTCGTTGGGACAAGGCTAGTGCGAGAGTGGAACGGACGCACGTATGAGGTAACCGTGGTCCACGGCGGGTTCGAGTATGAAGGACGACGTTACAGGTCACTCACCGCCATCGCTACAGCGATTACCGGCACTCACTGGAACGGGCGCGCGTTCTTTGGACTGAAGAAGTCGCATGAGAAAAGAAGCAGGGGTGACGTATGAGCAAGCCATCAAGCACGACTACTACTCCGCGCATTCGCTGCGCCATATACACCCGAAAGAGCACCGAGGAGGGTTTGGAGCAGGAGTTCAATAGCCTCGACGCCCAACGCGAGGCCGCCGAAGCGTTCATTGCAAGTCAACGGCACGAGGGCTGGACCGTTGTGCCGCAACGCTACGATGACGGAGGCTTCTCGGGCGGAACGATGGATCGTCCGGCCCTTGAGCGGTTGCTCCAGGACGTAGAGAACCACCGAGTCGATTGCGTAGTGGTCTACAAGGTCGACAGGCTCTCCCGGTCGCTCCTTGATTTTGCCAAGATAATTGAGGTGTTCGATCGCAATGGCGTTTCATTCGTTAGCGTCACTCAGCAGTTCAATACCAGCACATCAATGGGACGTCTCATCCTAAACGTGCTTCTCTCGTTCGCCCAGTTCGAGCGGGAGATCATCGGGGAACGCATTCGTGACAAGGTCGCCGCCGCCAAACGTAAAGGCAAGTTCACCGGGGGCACCCCACCGTTGGGCTATGACGTCGACCCGGAGAAGACGCGCCTTGTGGTCAATCCGGACGAAGCGCGACTGGTGCGCCACATCTTCAAGCGGTTCGCGGAGATAGGATCACCTCTGACAGTTGCCGACGAGCTCAACAAGAAGGGAATGACCACCAAAGCCTGGATGACCAAGAACGGCACGTTCCGAGAGGGCAAACCCTGGAACAAGACGCACATCTACCGGGTGCTGTATAACCGGACCTACCTCGGTGAGGTAATCCACAAAGACAAAACCTACCCCGGCGAGCATGAAGCGATTGTCACCAGAGAGCTTTGGCAACGAGCGCACGCAGTTATTGAGAACAACAAGCGCCATCGCTCCCAGCACGTCCGTGCCAAAGCTCCCGCGCTCCTCAAAGGCATCATTCGATGCGGAGCGTGTGACAGGGCTATGAGCCCGGTATCGACCGGCACGGCTCACAAGAACTACCGCTACTACACGTGCGGCAGGGCGTCCAAGACGGGGCACAGCAACTGCCCGGTCAGGTCCGTGCCTGCGGGAGACATTGAGGGTGCCGTGATTCAGCAGCTTCGTGCGATATTCAAGTCACCTGAGATGATAGCGCAGACCTATCGGGCGACACGTCTGCTTGAAGCGGAAGAACTTGAGGGTCTGGGCGCGGGAAAGCTGGAGATGGAGGCACAACTGGTGAGCGAGCGCGATGTCGCGGAATCCCTGCGCAGGCTCGACCCGATCTGGGACGAACTCTTCCCTCTGGAGCAGTCGCGCATAGTCCAGTTGCTCGTCGAGCGCGTCACCGTAAACGTTGACGGCATGAACATCCGAATCCGGGGCAACGGTCTGCACTCGCTCGTAAGCGAACTCAAGGACACGACAGACAAACACGAGGATAGGGGGTGCGCAGTATGACGAGCGCGACACAGCGAAACGAAGATCATGGCATAGTGGTCAATGTGCCGCTCACATTGAAGAAGCGAGGGGGCAGGAAAGAAGTGGTCCTGCCCCAGGCGTTTGCGTCCGAAAGCCCCATGCGTCCTTCGCGTCAGGAAGCACTCGTCATAGCGATTGCCCGGGCGCACAGGTGGCAGAAGCTGCTCGACGAAGGCAAGTTCAAGTCGGTCTCGGACCTGGCGCGAGAGATAGGGCTGGATGTTTCCTTCGCCGCTCGGCTCTTGAGGCTCACGCTGCTTGCCCCGGACATAGTCGAAGCGATATTGGTGGGAGAAGAGCCGAGCGGGCTGTCCCTGACAATGCTGACGAAGCAACTCCCGATGACGTGGGAAGAGCAACGCCGGGAACTTGGGATCGGCTGCGATACGGCAGATGTAAGCTTAACGCGCCGTTGACTCCAGCCTCGTTTTTCTTCGTTCCCAGTCAGGCATACTGATCTCAAGAAGACGGTAGAAATACTTGCTGTGGTTAGGGTGCTTCAGATGGCAAAGTTCGTGAGTAATGACGTAGTCTATGCAGTAGATCGAGGCTTTCGCCAAGTCCGGGTTGAGCACTATGTTTCCGCTCTTGCCGCAACTACCCCACCGCTTGGCCATCTTGCGGAACTTGACATACGTCGGATAGGGAACGTCGAACTTTCGTAAGTTATCATAACAGCGTTCCAGTCGGGATAGGATCACGGCCCTACTGTGTTCATTGTACCATTCGTCAAGAAGCCTCTTCACTCTCGCTGAATCGCGCGGATTGCGAACACTGACCATAAAGTAGCCGTGGGTCAGCTTGACGTTTTCCACATCGCCCTCGATCAGCTTTAGCCGATATTGTCGGCCTAGGTAGATGTGCGTCTCCCCGGAAACGTACCTACGCGCAGGCTGTTCGGGTTTGAACCTTGCGAAGAAATCACGCTGGCGCACAATCCATGCCGCCCGACGCTTTACACGCTCTATTACCTCGTCAATTGGCTTGTCATCAGGCGCGCTTACAGTTACGGAAAGGTCTGGGTGCACGCCGATGGTCAATCGCTTCCGCCGGCTGAAGTTCACAGTGAAGTCTATGCGTTCCCGCCCGAATACAATGCTATGTATTAACCCTATAGTGTCGCCGTCAGCCATCTAACGTATCCTCAGCTTTGCAATCTCCAAACACTGCTCCATGATGACATCCACTTCGTCGAACGAAATGTCCAATCCGTGTTTGTTTTTCAGATCAAGGAGATAGTCATCTATGGCGTTGCGCATCTGGTTTTGCACGTCGGTGTTGGTCTCCCAATTCACGATCTTCAAGTTATGGATTATGTCTTCTATGCCGGTAGCCGCTTCAGCCCATAGCTCGTGCGATTGGTCGCCAGTGACCTGTTTCTTCTCCATCACTTCCTTAATACAGCCGAAGAACGCCTTGGCAACGTCTCTATCGCGTAATACATCGGGCACATCGTCGCCCGTCCGCGTGACTACGAAGTTCATTATTTCTCTTACACGTTTCAAGTATTCGCTGGCCTGAATAAGCCGTTCTTGGTGGAACGCCCGAATTGTTTCCTCCAGAAGCTGCGAGAACCTCTTATAAAACACGGGGTCTTCCTGCATCCGCTCGCTGATGAAACGGCTTGTGTTGTGCGCTATGAGATCAGCTTTGGAAGCGTCGCCCGTCTGTCTTGCGACTTCCTCCTCAAAAGCCTCGGTGTCGAATATGTTAACAGGTTCGTTGAGTTTCTCGATCTCGCCCGTGCCCACATAGGTGTCTATCAGCTTCTTGATCTGGGGTTGATAATCTCGGAAATCCACCACCTCGGCATAGCGCCGCTGGACACTAACCCGCAGCTTGGCAAAGAAATCCCGGTCGTTCTTATAGAGTTCGATCTTCTCTTCAGGCGTTTCTGAGACAAACTTCACCGTCGAAAGCGCAATTGCAAGCGTGCGCGCGAACTCGGAAAATCGCTGGTAGAACTTGGCGCGGAGGTCTTCACTTGCCAGCAGTAGCTCGTATTGTTCCTCATCTCTGCTGTTCTTGATCTCCTTGAACAGATCCCACACGTCGGAGTGTCTCTGCGGCAGCTTCTCAACTTCCGTCTCGATGTTGCTGACGACAAGCGTTTGCAGGTCCTCCCCATCGTACTCAGACAGCTTGTCATAAAAGCTAAGCGCCTGGTCAAGATCCTCGAGCACGCCCCAGTAGTCAAGTATGTATCCGAAATCCTTCCCGTCGTGCAGGCGGTTGACTCTGGCGATGGCTTGAAGCAACGTATGCCCCTCCATTCTCTTTGCCAGGTAAAGGACGGTGTTCTTCGGCGCGTCGAAACCGGTGAGCAGCTTGCTTACGACTATGATGATTTCCGGGTTCTCATCGAACTTGAAGGCGTTGATGACTTGGCGGTTGTAGTCCTTCTCGCTTCCGTACCGCTCCATCATAGCTTTCCAGAAGCGTTTGACCTCGTCAGTGTTCTCATCGTAGATGTTGGTTTCCCCTTCTTGTTCGTTCGGCCCCGATATAAGCACCTCGCTGGTAACCATTCCGAACTCGTCGAGATATTTCTTATAGAGCAGGGCGGTGGGCTTGTCCGGAGTCACCAATTGCCCCTTGAAACCCGTGCCCTTCCAGTTGTCGCGGAAGTGTTCGCTCACGTCCCATGCGATCCTCATAACCTTTTGCTCCGCCTTGTTCAACTGGTCGGTCGTGGAATACTTGCGTTTGAGGTCGGCGACCTGTTCTTTCGAGAGTGATGCGGTTATCTTGTCAAACCAGGTGTCAATCGGCTCCTTGAACACCATCTGGTGCACGTGTCGGCCTTCATACAGGAGCGGCACGACAGCCTTGTCCTCCACGGCGTCCCGCATCGTATAGGCAGGAGGAATGATGCCTCCGAACTTTTCTACCGTGTTCTTGTGCTTTTGCATAATCGGTGTGCCGGTGAACCCGATATAGCAGGCTTGCGGCATCGTCTTTTGCATTTTGGCGTTCATGGGGCCGTATTGCCCGCGGTGGCTCTCGTCTACAAGGACGAATATGTTGGGATCGTCGATGCGCACGTCCTTGGCGGATACCGCGGCTTCAAACTTGTCGATGACCGTCGTAATGATGCGCTGCCTAGGGCTTTTCAGAAGCTGCACCAGGTGCCTTCCGGTGCGCGCTTGCTCAACGTCCTTGCCGCAATGGCGGAATGTGGTGTAGATTTGGTCGTCGAGGTCCACGCGGTCGGTGACGAGCACGATCTTATAATTGCCGATGCTCGGTTCCAGGGCAATGGACTTCGCAAGCATTACCATGGTAAGCGATTTGCCGCTGCCCTGAGTGTGCCAGACGACGCCGCCTTTACGCCTGCCGGTCTCGTCAATGCATGTGATCCGCTGCATTATGCTCTTCACTGTGAAGTATTGCTGATAGCGCGCGATCTTCTTTTCGCCTGCATCGTAGACAATGAAACGGTAGGTAAGCTCCAACAGTCTGTCAGGTCGGCACAGGGCATAAATAGCGCGGTCCTGCGCCTTTATCTCGCGTCCGCCTTCGGCTTCAAGAGCGTCGAAGTAGTCGCGAACATAACGGAACCTGTTTGCAAACAGCTTGTTCTTCTGCTCCTGGGTCAGAGGAGTATTGATCAGACTTCCCACATCGGCGTCGATGTTTTCTTCTTTCCAGACCGCCCAGAACTTCGCCGCCGTCCCCGTGGTGGCGTATTTCGCCTCGTTCTTGGATATGGCCAGCAGCAACTGGGAGTAGAAGAACAGGTGCGGGATGCCGTCTTCTTTCTGGTTGCGGATCTGCTGGGATATGGCCTGGTCTATGGGCGGGTTGTTCGGGCTTCCGGCGTCCGGCCGCTTACACTCGATTACCACGAACGGAATGCCGTTCACGAACAATACTATGTCCGGGGTGTAACACTGCCTCGATCCGGCGCGTTCGACGCTGAACTCCTCTGTGACGTGGTAGACGTTGTTTTCGGGGTGCTCCCAATCTATGTAGTTGAGCGTGAAGCTTTTCACGTCTCCGCTGATGGACTGCTGCAGGCTTTTGCCCAGGCAAAGGAGGTCATACAAGCGCTCGTTCGTTCGGATAAGGCCGTCATAGGTGACGTCCTTGAGCGATTGGGTGGCGCTCAGGATGTTGCCCTCGCTGAAAGGATACTCGTTGCCCCTATAGGTGATGCGGTTTATTCTGCGGAGCTGCTCTTCCAGTATGCCGTCGAGGATAACGCCGCCAGTTCTGCCGCCGCGAAGGTCGAGCGCCTCTTGGGGCGTGAGGTAGGTATACCCGAGGTTCTGCAGGAGCTGCAGGGCGGGGATTTGCGATATGTGGTCTTCCTTCATAAGCGGTATTTCGGGCATTTTGATCACCTCGATTGTTCTTCCTCGGTCGGCTGGTGGTGGCGCGGTTCGACTTTGACGCGCACTTGACCTGTGAGGAGCTTTTGCATCAGTCCCTTTTTCTGGCGCTTCAGAGCCTCCAGGTTGCGCTCCAGCAAGTTGATCTCGCTCGTGATCGTATCCAGCACGTCGGCAATGGCACGCTGTTCGTCTACAACCGGAAAACGCAGCCTGACTTGCGCGAATCGAGGAAACTTCAGATTTAGGGTGTCGTCTACTAGCCCCTGCGAATAACGCCAGAAGACATGCACCACCTTAGGAAGGCGAAAAAGATGAGCTGCGAAGCGAGCATCAACACAGGTCCGAGGAACACACACAGTATAAGCAGGGCTGACAATACCCTCTTTGTCAGACAGGGCTGATCTGCCTTGCCACATCCGCATGGTGTTGTAGGCGATGTCCCCCGGTGCGACCCGCTTGTATCTGCTCTTATCTTCGCTCGAAGTATCCCGCTTGGCAACGTTGTTCCGGTCAGTCACACCATTATCCGCTGTTACCGCCAACAAAGGTAGATCCTCCCGGCCTATCTCATTCCGCTCTTCGAAAAGCTCGCCTAGGAGAGACCCGCGCCACTCCTGCCCTTCGAACTCCGGGAACCTTGTTTTTCCGGTAAGTAGTTGTTGCATGAGGCCCTTTTTGAGATTTTTCTTTGCGTCGATGAGTCTGGAGGTGAGCTCGATAGCTCGGTCCCACGTCGAAAGCACCTCCACAATCGCCCGCTGCTCAGGAAGAGGAGGGACTGCAATTCGCGTGTTCAGAATGTCTCGGCGGCTGATTCCCGGTATCAAGCCAACGGCGGCCAACCTATACCTTCTCGACCTGGACAAGACGGCGTAGTACGCAAACGAAGGCATTAGATTTCGGGGTCTGAGAGCCATCAATTGGCGACTTATGCAATAGGTCTGGTCTGCTACAACAATCGTTCCGGTTCCCGATCCTTTTGCAGTTATTAGTATGTCCCCTCTTCTACACAATACGCGAGGATGGCAGGTGTACTTCGTCACAGTGATTACTCCGGAATAGAAATCCGCTGGACCCGTCAAGTATGGAACCATACCATGCTCGCCACAAAGACGTGCAGGAACGTGCTGACCGGAAATAAGATCCACGTGGTGCTTCAGTTGCTGGAATGTCCACCCGTCTGGAATCATGATCTGCCTCCGCCGTCTCTCGCAACTAGGCGGTGAACTGTCTTCCTATTCATAAGCGCCTCGATAACCTCCGTCCTCACCTGATATTCACAACAAACTCGCCGCTGCACGGCCTTCATAGAAATCTCCTGATCAATCCCGTTGCCTTATCAACTAGCGCCGCGCAGTCGTTTAGGGCCGCTGCGGCTTTTACAGTCTCCCAAGCTGCGGAGATGATCGACCTATTTGGCTCAGGCTTCGCGAGCTGAGATTGTATAGTGTCGATGTCCGCAACAATCTGAAGCTTCTGCGATTCATCGGCGTCCGACCGCGTAACGGCTTCGCGCAACTCCACAAGCGCGCTGCCCAAATCGCCAAATTGGGCATTGACCTGGTTGCCGTCGCCCAGCGTTATGATGTTCTGACCGGTGGCGTTGATATTGATGCCGTGGAACCGGGGCATCGTGTATTCGCTGGGCCCCTCGATCTTGTCGATTCCGGCAGCGGTTATCTGGTAATACTTCGTAACGGAAGGAATTACCGTGCCGCCTCTGGCCGTGACTTGCTTTTCCTCGGACTTCTCTTCCACCCAGCCCTGGCTGATCAGATAGGTCAGGTTGCTCTGAACCTGCTGCTGCGTCAGGCCGTGCATGGTCTTGAGCTCTGATTTAATATCGCTTATTTTGACCGCTGACCCCCGCTTGCCCGTTGTGCTGGTAGCGTTCTTATTGCGGTCGTAGAAGTACTGGAGCATCATACCGCGAATCTGATCGTTGGTTAAGACCGGCGCAGTACTCTTTGCGCTCATCTTCTGTCACCTCCCATTATGTGATTGAACCTACATTCGTTTGAAGAGCTTCGCTACCGCCTTCACACGCAAACCCCAGCTCCCGAAGATACTCGTCCATTTTCGCCCTTGTCGCCGCAAGCTCGGTTTCGATATCTGCGATCTCCCTCTGAACCGCGGCGATATCGACCTCCTCTTCTTCCTCGAACGTATCTACATAGCGCGGAATGTTGAGGTTGAAATCCGCTTCGGCTATCTCTTCGAGCGTAGCGCGGTAGGCATATTTCTCCACGGTTTCATAGGCTCGGAAGGTGGAGACAATCCTTTCGATATCCTCGTCGCGCAGGTAGTTCTGGTTCTTGCCCTCGCCGTATTCGCGGCTGGCGTCTATGAAGAGAACGTCCGTCAGACCTTGCCGAGGACGGCTCTTGTCGAAGATCAGAATCGCCGCAGGAATGCCGGTGCCGAAGAAGAGGTTCGCGGGCAGGCCGATTACCGCGTGAAGGATGCCTTCTTCGATGAGCTTTCGCCTAATGACGCCCTCCGAGCCTCCTCGGAACAAGACTCCGTGCGGCACTATGACGCCCACCTTGCCTTCGCCCTCCAGCGCGGTTTCCACCATATGACAGATAAACGCATAATCGCCCCGGCTCTTAGGCGGAATCCCGCGCCAAAACCTGCGGAAGCGATCCGAAGCCGCGTTCTCCGCGCCCCACTTGTCGAGCGAGAAAGGCGGATTGGCCACCACGATGTTGAACTTCATAAGCCGGTCGTCTTCTATCAGCCTGGGAGCGTTCAGCGTGTCGCCGCGCTCTATCCTTGCGGAGTCCATGCCGTGAAGAAACATGTTCATCTTGCAAAGCGCCCAGGTGCTGCCGTTGCTCTCCTGACCGAAGAGAGCAAAGTTGCGATCTGGGATTTGCTGGGCAACGCGGATCAGAAGCGAGCCGGAGCCGCAAGCCGGATCGCAAATCTTGTCTCCCGACTTCGGATCGAGCAGCTTGGCTAGAAGGACCGATACGGTTCTGGGCGTATAGAACTCTCCGCCTTTCTTGCCCGCACCGGATGCAAAGTTGTTGATGAGATACTCATAAACGTCGCCGATGACGTCGTTGCCGCCAAGATGGGAAGGCCGGAAGTCGAGCCTTTCATCTGCGAAGTCCTCCAGCAGGTTCTTGAGCCGCCTGTTTCGCTCGCTGGTCTCGCCGAGAATCGGTTCGCTGTTGAAATCGATGCCCAGAAAGACGTTTTCGAGCTTTTCCTTGTTTTCGTCCTCGATCTTCTCCAACGCTATGTTGATCAGCTCGCCGATATTGGGAGCTTCACGGTTGGCGTAGAGATAGTAGAAATCGCTCTCAGGCGGAATGACAAACCTCTCGCGGCGCAAAACACGCTCGATGCGCTCCCTGTCGCCGCCGTACTTGCGCTCCAGCTCTTCTTTCTTGTCTTTGTGCAAGTCGCTTATGTATTTAAGAAACAGCATCGTAAGGATGTAGTTCTTGTAGTTCTCGGGGTCTATCGCTCCTCGAAACGTGTCGCAAGCCCGCCAAACGATGCTGTTGATTTCGTCCTGATTGATCGTGGCGCTCATTTCTTTCGGCTACTCCTTTGTCCTCTTTATTGCATTCATACAGATAGCGAAGACCAGTTGCCTTCGCTTATTCACAAGCCTGGCAAGCAGTGCTTGTTCTTTTTTGGCCAGGTTGTCGAGCTCAACAATGGCGCGCTGAACGGAAAGCGGGGGAATATCGATCTCCAGGGTTTCAAACACGGATTTTGTGACCAGAGGGATGTTCGTCGCCTGCGCTCTGGGTTTAAGAATTGCCTGAGTGCGCGGCTGGTTTATATACCACGCAAGGTATTCTGGCAAGAGACTGACTGTCTTTATCCTGGCTATGTAAAATGTTCCGGCCGCAAGCGTGTTTTGCAACTCGTCTTGGATGGCAACTGCGTAGTTTCTCCAGCCACGAGCAAGAAACAATACGTCGCCGCGCGTCACCAGATACCTATCGGGATCGCGCTCCGGCATTATCCGGTAAATGTCGATTGCGTTCAGGGTTCTATCGTCCCGAATATCCTTCACCTGGATAAGCCGGTGCGTTCCGTTAGGGTTTGGCTGGACACTCCCTTTTGGCTGGTATCCGATCTGGACTTCGGCTATATTGGATATCGTTGTTGTCATAGATCACAGACACCGCTTGGTATTTTGCCGTAGGTAATGGGCATACCATACTGAAACTAGCCCAACGACAGCAGTATATCACTAGGGAACGAGGCTTGTCAAGGGGTAATATGGATTGGTAGGCGAAATACTTACTTGTTTTGTTCTAGATGCGTTGCAGTTACTCCAATAGAGCGTGTTGCAACCTAGCTGGCCGAATCGTGGCGCGTTACCAAGCGCTTATTCGTGGGTAACACCCGCCACTCCAACCGAGCGAGCCAGCTATTGCTGCGAAATGTACCAAACCTGAGATCAAAACCTCCTTTGGACTTAAATGCAAAAGTCCAAAGGGGAAAGAGAAAAAGGCGGCAAAGAGAGAAAACGGAGCCTCGATGTGTGATTCCGGCCGGGAAGCCAGTCCAAAGGATGGGGTGGTGGGGGACTGCTAAGACATCGCCGCTGAGCACGATTTCCACGCGCAAAACGCCAAAAGCGCCGGATCATACATCACCGGCGCTTTCAGTAGAGAGAATCCTTGTTTAAGTTACATTGGTGGAGGCGCGGGGACTCGAACCCCGGTCCAAAGAACAGCCCACACAGGCTTCTACAGGTTTAGTCCGCGTTTTGAATTCTCACGCTTTGGTCTCCCGCGGACGGGATACCTCAGCGCCAGCTCGCTTAATGTCCCCTCAGACTCCCCGAGCAGGGTTCCAAGGGTGATCCGGCTTTGGTCACGCCCAAACTCTAACCCAGCCGGCATGGGTTAGGCGGACGCGCTGCTCAGTTCTTAGGCAGCGAGTGCGTAGTTGGTTGTGCCGTTTATGGCTTTGCCGCTTTTTACGAGGCCAGCGGCGTCCTCGACCTGCCACCTATGCTGCTGATTCCCTGTCGACTCCGGTCGCCCCCATATCGCTATGAAACCGAAGTTTTTACACTTTTATTATAGCCTGCAATGGCGTTTCCGTCAAACATTTCTTAACAAAAGTTGCCAGCAGGACGTACCATTTGTTAGTAGAATAGTAACATGACTATCGGTCGTGATTCCGTCTTGACTAGATAAGACCCTATCGCAGACTCGGGGTGTAATGTCAAGTCTCTGTTCTGAGTAGTTGGAGGGCGTGCCAAAGGGTTAGCCTTCTGCGGGGCTTGAATAGGCTGTTCTTTGACAGGTAAATAC